TATTAATATTTTTAAAACTTAAAACAATACAATTATGGGAGATTTAAAACCGTTAGGTAGTGAAAAATTACAAGGTATGGATAAGATTAGAAGAATAATAGAACTTTCTAACTATAAAATGCCGCAAAATATACAAGAATCTAAAAACTCAAACACAGATAAAAATTCGGAGTACTCGGTAAAATTACCAAACGGTTTTTATTATGGTATAGTTAAAGAAACTAGAGGTTATATTATAAAAAATAGTATAGATTCTGAAAATTGGTCTTATATGAATGAGATAACAGAAAGAAAATATTATGATTCATATTCTACAGCACTAAAAAGACTAAATATAATAGTATCAGAAATTAACAGAGTTAATAATTTTGAAGATGAAATCCCCCTTTTAGGTGAGGATACAAAAAAAAAACAACTTTTAGAAAAAAAGTTTGTTCTTAAAACTAAAAAAAAAGTAAAGTCTGACACAGAAACCCCATCTTCAGATTTGGGTTTAGATACAACAAGCACAGATATGCCGGCACCTCCCGCAGGTGGAGACGCACCAGCACCTCCCGCAGGTGGAGACGCACCAGCACCTCCCGCAGGTACAGACGTACCAGCACCTCCCGCAGGTGGAGACGTACCAGCACCTCCCGCAGGTGGAGATATGTCGGAGCCAACTGATATTGGGGGAGATATGACTGAACCAACAGATATGGGTGGAGATTTGCCAGAACCAGAGGATGGTTCGGGTGAAGATGAATTGAGTACTGAAGATCCTTCTGATTTTAGTTCTGAAACTGAAGATGACACAGATGAGTCTGCGGTAGGACCTATGGGTTTAAAAACAATACAAAAATTAACAGGTAGATTGAGTCAAAAATTAAGAGCATTTGATAAAGATAAAGGTATGGATTCTCAAGATATAAAATATGTTCTTAATTCAATAATATCCGCAATTGATATTAATAAATTGGACGATGACGATAGAGAAGACGTTATGGACAAACTTGACAATATAGATGAATATGGTAAAGAAGATGATTTAACAAATATTGATTTGTCGGGTGAGGATGGTTTTGAAATGGGTACAGAAGATTTAGGTGTTTCGGAAGAACCTAAAATTAATGAGTCTGTTGAGAAAGTATTATCAAAACATTTTCTTTTTAGTAAACAAGAAAAAAAAGAAATTAAAGAAAAAAATAAAAAAACGTTTTTAAAAGAAAAATTACAAAAAATAAAAGTTTTAGAAGAAATAAAAAAACTTAGCGAATCTAATAAACAATTAATAGCCGCACGTAATTTACTTTCAGAAAACAAAAATATAAAATTTATAGGCAAGTCTAATTTAGAAAATTTAATTTTCAGTTTAAATAATAAACAAATAAAGGTAAATCCGTTTGGGAAAATTTTATGATTTTAGTATATGTAAATGAATTAGGCCCTAACTATAAAGGTGATAATATATATGAATTTATATTTTCTGATTTAGATGATGTTTGGGGTGAAGATTGGGATGCCGAACCAGCATCAGGAAAACCACAACCACCTAACGTCGATTACATAAAAATGGTTGGTGTTTTAAAAAATTCTGAAATTAATTTGGATTTAATACAAAATTCTGATTTTTTTGGTGTTTATGATGCAATTGATGGTGTTATATCACTTGCATGGGAAAGATCGGATAGTGATGAAATTTTGATTAACAAAAAAAAACGATTGGTATTTAACTACGGGGATGATATAGAAACTGTCGAAAATAGATTATATGAACGAGACATCGTATTAAAATGGGAAAAAAATTTATTAACAAATGAAACACATGGATTATAAAATGGCCTTTTTATTAAATGAGGGGTTTTCTATTAATACTATCACTAATATGGATTCTAGACAGTTAGGGTTAATATATGAAAAAATAAAAAAAGTCTCTAAAGAACCTAAAGAGGCAGTTACAAAAACAACCACTTCAACCACGTACTCAAAAGATGAGGCCAAAGGTAAAACATTTAATAAAGATGAAGATGTGAATGTTACTATAAATAAAGACGATAGTGTTACAGTAACCAAAGAAGGAGAAGTTACTGAAAAGTCGGTATCAAGAAAACAACAAAAAGCCATGGGAATTGCTTTGGCCGCAAAAAAGGGAGACATACCAAAAAGTAAATTGAAAGGGTCATCTAAAGAAATGGTTAAAATGTCAAAAAGTGATTTAGAGGATTTTGCATCAACAAAACATAAAGGTTTACCAGAGAAAAAAACAAAAAAAGACGTAAAAAAATTGGAAGAAAATATTCTTAAAATAGTTGAAAATTATTTGTATTCATCAATAACAAAAAAAGATTTACTTACAACTATTAAAAAATATAAATAATGAGGAATGTCGTTGACAAAAGAACAAGCCCTATTAGAATATGCTAAATGTGTAAATAATACACCATACGCCTTAAAAACGTACTTACAAACATACGACAACACACAATCAAGGTATGTACCATTAGAATTATTTAATGATCAAGTAACATTAGTCAAAGATTATGATGAATGTGATGAAAACATCGCATTAAAATATCGTCAAGCAGGTGTATCCACAGTAACATCCGCATGGGCATCAAAAAGACTTGTATTTGCTAAAAAAGAAAAACCTGAAAAAATTCTAATTATTGCAAACAAACTAGATACCGCCGTTGAAATGGCTAATAAAGTTAGGGCGTTTGTTGATCAGTGGCCAAAATGGATGGGTGTTGGGTTTTCTGCAGAAAAAAACTCACAAAGACATTTTAAATTAACTAACGGTTGTGAAGTAAAGGCGGTTGCTACTTCAAAAGATGCTTTACGTGGGTATACTCCTACTATACTTATTTTTGACGAAGCCGCTTATATCGATGCTGACGAGGATTTTTGGTCGGCATGTATGGCTTCCCTTTCAACAGGTGGTAAAGTAATTGTTATTTCAACACCTAATGGTTTTGACCCAATATACTATTCAATTTACAGTCAAGCAATTAAAGGAATGAATGACTTTAGAATAACTGAAATGTATTGGTTTAGAGACCCTAGATACTCCAAAGATTTAAAATTAATTAAATGTAATGATATTGTACATTACATGTTAAATAGAGCGGACTATAAAGACGATGAAATTACTATAGATTATAGTAATATTAAAGTCAGTGATAGAGATTTTCAAGATATAAAACAAAAAATAGAAAATGGTGGATATAAAGCATATAGTTCTTGGTTTGAGGCCATGGCCAAAAAATTAAAATTTGATAAAAGAAAAATTTCACAAGAACTTGAATGTAACTTTTTAGGATCGGGAGATAATGTAATACCTCCTGAAACTATGAAATCTATAAAAGATAATCAAATAAAAGAACCTGAAAATAAATTTATGGGTGGGGTGTTATGGCAGTGGAAGGAACCAATTGCGGGTCATCGATACATTATGGGTATGGATGTATCTAGAGGTGATAGTGAGGATTTTACAACATTTATCATAATAGATTTTGACGAAAGAGAACAAGTTTTAGAATATATAGCAAAAGTCCCACCTGATGTTGTTGCAGAAATTGCGTATAAATGGGCAACTATGTATAATGCTTTTATTGTTACTGACATTACGGGAGGTATGGGGGTTGCGACTTCTAGAAAATTACAAGAATTAGGTTATAAAAATTTATATGTTGATGGAGTTAATCCAGGAGACAAATGGAAATGGGACCCCAAGATAAATGAAAAAATCCCTGGAATAAACTTTAATTCAAAAAGAGTGCAAATTGTAGCAGCTTTTGAGGAGGCACTAAGACATGATTTTGGTGTTAGATCCATGAGGTTATATAATGAGCTTAATACTTTTGTTTACATTAATGGGAAACCTGACCATCAAAAAGGACAACACGATGATTTAATAATGGCTATGGCTATGGCTTTATATGTCGCCGAAACATCATTTTCTAAATTAGAAAAGGCGACCGAGCATGCAAAGGCTATGTTAGAATCGTGGTCTGTAGAATCAAATGATTTTAAAGGTTCTTATACAAATTTTAACCCCGGCATCCCAAGCGTAAATTATGGAGATTATGGGTATAACCATAACCAACTTAGTAGAAGTGACTATGAAAAATATTTATGGTTATTCGGTAACAAAAGGGTTTAGTTTAAAATCTAAACAATTATTTTTTTTTAAAAAAACAAAATGGCAAAAGAAAAACTAACAGTATGGCAAAGATTAAATAAAACATTTGGTCCATCATCTAATTTAGATCAACAGTCGCCGGTATTCAAATTTGATAAGACTCAACTATTGAAGACAACGGATAAGACGGAATACGAAAAAGAAAAATTAGAAGCACAACAAACACTATATATTGGAAAACAGTGGCAAAAAGTTGAAAGTAATTTGTATCAACAGGCAGTTTATTATGAACCGACTAGAATGGCGTCTTACTATGATTACGAATCTATGGAATACACTCCTGAAATATCCGCAGCTTTAGATATATATTCTGAAGAATCTACAACACCAGATCAAGATGGATACATACTAAAAATATATTCAGAATCGAAAAGAATAAAACAAATTTTAGTAGATCTTTTTATTAATAAATTAGATATAAACACAAATTTACCTATGTGGACTAGAAACACATGTAAGTTTGGTGATAATTTTGTTTATTTAAAATTAGATCCAGAAAAAGGTGTGGTCGGATGCCAACAATTACCAAACATTCAAATTGAAAGGTTAGAGAAGGGCATGAGATTTCAACCGGACAAATATTCACAAGAAATGGAAAGCGATTCTTTAAAGTTTGTTTGGAAAGAAAAAAACATGGAATTTAACACTTGGGAGGTTGCTCACTTTAGAATTTTAGGTGACGATAGAAAATTACCATATGGTACTTCTATGTTAGAAAAGGCTAGAAGAATATGGAAACAATTACTTTTATCAGAAGATGCGATGTTAGTGTATAGGGTTTCTAGAGCACCAGAAAGAAGGGTATTTAAAGTTTTTGTTGGTAATATGGACGATAAGGATGTTGATGCGTATGTACAAAAGGTTGCAAATAAATTTAAAAGGGACCAAGTTGTTGATTCTAAAACAGGTAATGTAGACATGAGATATAATCAAATGGCGGTAGATCAAGATTATTTTATACCCGTAAGAGATCAAGCGGCAACTAACCCTATTGAAACGCTACCGGCTGGACAGAATTTAGCTGAAATTGCTGATATAGAGTATATTCAAAAAAAGTTAGTAACTGCGTTAAGAATACCAAAGGCATATCTAGGTTTTGAAGAGGCGGTTGGTGATGGTAAAAATTTATCGTTACTTGATATTAGATTTGCAAGAACGATAAATAGAATTCAAAAATCTATGCTTGCAGAATTAAATAAAATTGCAATCATACATTTATTTTTAATGGGATTTGAGGATGAATTAACAAACTTTGCTTTATCGTTAAATAACCCATCAAAACAAGCCGATCTCCTTGGGGTTGAGATATGGAAAGAAAAAATAACTTTGTTCAAAGACGCGGTTGCACCTATACAAGACAGTTTAGCACCAGTATCGGCATCTTGGGCTAAAAAATATATTCTAGGTTTTTCTGACGAAGAAATAAGACTTGATTTACAACAACAACGTATAGAGCGAGCAGTTTCTGCAGAATTAGGAAAAACTGCGGAAATAATTCCTAAAACGGGTGTTTTTGACAATATAGATAACCTTTATGCTAAAAAAGAAGGTGATAAATCCGCTGGAGGATCTGCACCGGCTGGTGGAGGATCTGAAGGGGGAGGCGAAGGTTTAGGAGCACCATCTATGGGGGGAGAAGAATCAGGACCTCCACCTAGTGGAGGGGGAGAAGAAACACCACCAACAACAGAAAGACTAGTGAGAAATGATTTAGATTTACTTTTAGAAGAAAATTTATTTACAGGTAAAAATTATATGAATTTGTCTAAAGGAAGAAATTCATTAATCCAAATTGATGATAGGTTAAAAGATTTACTGAATAAGTGATATTTATAAATAAAAATTATATGGACACTTTTGGAACAATTAAAACAAAGATAGAAAACGTTGCTGTTGAGTTAGCAAAAAAACCAAGTTTTAAAAGATTTATATTTGAATTTAACACATTTGTTTTAAAAAACAAAGATTTATCTGAATTATATTATATCTATGACGATTTATCTTCAAATAAAGGAATCCCGTCAGATATCGCAAATGACTATATTAACGAATCAATTGAGTATTCTCAAATATTAATAGAATCTCAAACTAAAAATTTAAATTATTTAAATACTTGGATAAACTCATGGAATAATCAGAAAATTAATAATTACTCTGATATTGATAATGTGATCTATAACAAAGGCATTAAAAATCTAGAAAATATTTTAGAATCTAAAAAAAATATTAAAAATATAATTACAAAAGAAGAAAGTAGAAAAGAAATTACTGAAAGTATTAATATACCAATATCTTCCATGGTTAAAATTGCAAATGAAAATTTAAAAAAAGAGTTAGGTCATTTAAGCGAAAATGATAAAAAAGAATTAGATGAAATTTTATCACTTAACGGAGAAGAGTTAAAAGAAAATTTTGATAATCTTAAAAAACTTGTTTTGGATAACTTAAAAGTTTCAATTAA